TGGCTGTTTCCCCTGATTTTGTAGACGTTGCAATGAACGGCTCATTGAGGAGCTTTAATGATGCTTGATGTAGCTTATTGTAAACCCAGACCTCAAATCTGGATTTGCAATTTGAGTTGAAGTTTGGGATTCTCTTTCCAGGGTTTGGTATCTGCGGAGCCATTTTGAATCCCTCCATCAACATGAATCTGGTGTGAGTCAGTGCATCGTCAATGCTAAATTTGTCATGTAAGTTCACGAGTGTGACCATGAGGAAGGACCTGTAAACCAGTTCCTGAAGGGGGCCAATGGGACAGTTAAATGGGGTAACACCTCCTATCAAGGGCATTCGAGCATGCTCACAAGCCATGGAAAGGTTGCAAAACCCTTGTGCTTCAGCCTTGACTATGTTAACCAACTTGGCCATGTTGACTGATACTAAATCAATCCAAGAGACAAACCCATTAGTGTGTATCCTCTTGGTGGTTACTGTATTATGCTGGAAATTGGCACTATCATTGTACCATAAGAGAGTGTAGAAGAGATGCTTTGATGAGTCAGTTGGGCGAATTAACATGTAGCACCTGGTGTTCCTAATTCTCTTAAGTATCCATTTGTCGTTGCAATGCTGTTTCAAGCTGATGGCCAGCTCAGTGCCTAGATCTGATATGAACTTGAGCCAGTTCCCAATTCTACTAGACCTGTAAGAGTTGAGAAGATTCATACGCATTTTGACGTCTTCCTGTGTGGTAGCGCTTCTCCTCATAGCGTCCTCTATTAAATCACAGACGTCATCTTGGTCAGAGTCAAGAACATGATCAAAATGGGACCTGTCCTGGATGAAAGCGTCTATGTCACTGACATCAGTGTCTAGAGAAAATGCCCTCTTGGCCTGCAACTCTGAGTCTCTGACTTCCTGATACTTTCTCTTCATCTCTTTGCCTTTATACCCTAGCTTACCCAGCTCGATTTCATCATCTTTGTTTAGTTTGATTTGAACCCTGTGGTACGATGATCTTTTTGACTTCAAGACCTTTTCATCTTCCTCATATAACTCAGGATGAAGCCCTCTCATAATCTCCTCTGAATCGTCACTCTTGAACTTCTCAGGGTCAGCAGATGCCTGATAAAAAGCCTCTCTAAACAACCTGTATATGTGGTGATCATGATTGGGGCCAAGAACTAATGGATGATCATCTTCAATGATGGAAGAACCACCACCAACATCTTTAAATCCCACGTACGGTAGCTGCACCACAGCCTTTAGATTGTCTCGAGTGAAGTCACCTTGAGATGTCTTAAAGTCCGACCACATCTTGTTCGTTTCTGACACACGGGACTGAGTCCTTGCCTTAGACTTGCCAGCATTATGGTTGTTGTCCCTTCTTAGTGATGCCATGGCTCTGCCCCATGCCATTGAGACGTGACTCTTGACCTCCTTCTCAGAGGGCTTGGTCAAGACATTTTCCATGAATTCTTGATCAAAGTATTCCGTGTCAACCATTAAAGGGAATGAACTGAAGAAGTTGCTGACCTCGGATATATAACCCTCTCTCTCTGTAGAAGCAAAGATGCTTACACCATGATCATCCTCTAACTTGGGCACCATTATTAAAGCCTGACGGAATCTCAAAATGAGTTCATCAACAACCTCCTGATCCAACAGAGAAGCATTCGTCGTGACAGATGTGGGGGTCACTATAACTACAAAGAAATACGTCTTTTTCTGAGTGCTCCTCTTAACTAACTCGTCATAGTATTGGTTTCTCTTCTCTTCAAACACACGCCTCAAGCTATCTCGATCCAAGTCAACTCTTCTTGTTGTATATTCAATAACAATGTTCTCTCCTGGGCAGACTATAATGTCGTCTGGTGTATAGTGATCATTTTTGTGAAGAACCTTGATCATGGATAAAGATTTATCTGTGTCAGGTGTCATTGAATGGAAAGTGAAATCATGAACAAAAGTGTGCGACTTGAATGACATCAATTTATATTCATCACTAAGGCCATCATCAGATGGAATCTCTTTCGTGATATTGATCACAATCTCACCATCCTTCTTTAGTTCAGATGAAAAATCCAAAGGGATGAATTGCTTTATATTCATCTTGCTCAAGAGAGTATCAGGGCAAAAAACATTGCTATCATTCTCAAAGTAAGACAAGTTGCTCCTCAAGAACCTATCCATCATTGGTGTCACGTTCTGCATTTCCTTTATAGTTTTATTTGATTTAGCTTGAAATAAGTGTACC